GAAGCCGGCTTCACCGTCGCGCGAGCACGTGAGGTTGCAGCCGGAGAACCGCACGAACACGTTCGGTGTGCCCGCGCGCATCCCCTCGCCCTGAAGCGAGTAGAAGATCTCGTTCACCATGTAGTGCTTCATGGCTTCACCTGTTCTTCGTAGTGATACCAGCCCGTCACCCGTCGATCGCGTTGCGTGATCGGCGCGTCGGCTGCCTTCGATGCCGGAAACTCCTTGAGCGCAGCTTCCTCGCTCGCGAACACGCCGACCACCTCATCGCTCTCGTATGCCGTCCACCGCACCACGAGCCAGACGGTCACGGCTTACTCGGCGCGGGATCATCGAGACGGCGCAGCGGCGAGCGCGGATTGTTCCAACCGCTCGCCACCTTCTCGCGCTTCTGCGCGTACCGGCCTTTCGCCGCCTTCTTCTCGGCGGCCCGGCGGCGCGCCTCGACCTTACGCTTGCTCGGCATCGGCAGGTTCCTCCTTCGGCTGCTCGTAGCGACAGGCACAAGTGCACGTCTCATTCACCGTGATCGCATGCAGCATCTCGCGCGTGTCGGCCGGCAGCGCATCGCGCACCTTGAAGAACAGCCATTCGGCGATCCGCTCGCTGGTCGGGTAGCCGATGCCCTCCACGTCGTTCAGGTGCCGGTGATCGAGCAGATCCTCGACGATCGGCTTCACCGCCGCGCTGATCACGCCGTAGTCCATCAGCATGCCGTGATTCGATCCGCCCCGGCGCAGCACGCCGCCGCGAATCTCGACCGCGAACTTCCACGAGTGCCCATGCATCCGCGAGCACTTGCCGCTGTGATGCGGGAGCACGTGGCTCGCCTCGAACAGAAACTCCTTCGTCAGTGTGAACACTTCCGGGCCTCCATGAGCACGGCTTCTAGCTCGGCGATCGGATACGTGAAGTTGAGCGGGACGAAGAACGCCGGTACACCGACGCGAGGCGCCTTCAGCCACTCCCTTCTTTTGCCTGCGCGCGCGAAGCACCAGCCGCGCAGCATGAACTCCTTCGGCCCTCCCGATACCGAGAGGACGCGCGTGTCGTCGGGATCGTTCTCTTTCACCTTCAACGTCTCATGCGCAGACCACCGCACTTCAACGTCGGTTCCGTCTGCGACGCATCCAAGATCGGGCACGCGCAGAAACGTATCGACGCCCATGTTCCAGTAGAGCCCGAGAGCCTTCGCTGCCGCGCATTCGGCCAGCGCACCCTTCACGTGAAAGTTGTCTGATTCAGCAGCCGACGAGTACGCGAAGCGCGGCACGCTGTCCCGGTTGTTCGCGCGGAGATTGCGCTGTATCCCGATCGCCGTGGCGATCTCGATCTCGTGAGGCTCAAGGGTCACGTACAAAACGCCCTCCTTGCTTGTGCCAGCCGGGACGCGAACACCATCGGATGCCTGAGAGCGAACCCGGCGCCCTTCCGCTTCAGGTACTTCGTGAACGTGTCCATCGTCGGCACCTTGAGCACGGGCTCGCGAATGCCGTTGTTCTTGAACGCAATCCATCTGAACATGCAGTTCGGGCACTCGCCGCACTGGATCGGCCCGGGCAGCACGCACGAGCGCGTCAGGTCCGTCAGTTCGTGCGCGGGATGGCCGGCGCGCAGGAACGCGGCCACCGCATCGGTCTTGGACATGCGCGCGAGCGGTGCGTAGATCGCGGCCGGCCGCTTGCCCAGCCGCGCGAACGTGCGCTCGGTCTGGCGGTAGAAGCCGGCGTTCTTGTCCGTCTGCCATTCGAGCACCTGACCGATCACGTACGCATGTGCCGGGTGAGCCTGATGCGCCCACAGCAGCATGAGCAGGTTGCGGAACGGGATGTAGCTGCCGGCCGGATCCTCGAACGAGCCGAGGCGCAGCCGGCTCTCGATCCGTATGTCGGCGTGCGGGAAGTGCTTCACGATGCGGTGAATCCCCACCATCTCGTCTATCGCGTACCGATGCCCGAGGTTGAAGTAAACGGCCGGCGGCCGATGCAGCAGCCGCCACGCGATGAAGCAGTCCATGCCGCCCGAGAACAGCATCACTCGGTCGTCCATGCCGGATGCCCTCCGTTCTCGAACAGAGCCTCGTGCAGCGCGCCCGCATCCCATTCGCGCCCGTAGTCTCCGAAGTGGTAGCAGATCGCTTCATGCGCGACCGCTCCGTATCCGAGCCGGCGGCCCAGCCACGAATCGTTACCGGGCACGCCGGCGGGCCAGCTCCACAGACCATGCCAGTGTTTGATCAGCATGGCGCGTGGAGCGTAGAAGCACGCGCCGCATAGCTGGTCCGTGACCGTATCGTGACCGAGATCAAACACGCGCTCCCAACCGCGCCCGCGCTTCGCCACCGCCGCCTTCACGCGGTGATCGTCCTGATGCACGCGGTTCCAGATCTCGGTGTGCCCGGGCAGCGGATCCGCGAACCCCTGCGCGAACCTGATGATCGGTGTTGCCCACGGCGAACCAGACAGCGCGGCATGCAATCGATCGATCGCCTTCGGCGTTCCGAGCACCGCGTCATCGTCCATGATCAGAATGTGCGACGCGGCACTGCTCGCGATCCCCTGCGCGCGCGGCGGGCCGGATCCCGGCCGCTGCTGCATCTCGACGTTCACCGCCACGCCGAGGTGCTGGAACGTCTCGATCAGCCGGCGCGCCCATTCGGTTGCCGGCACCGTGGCTGCGACGATACGGATGCTGTCAAACGTGCCGACGTGCGGGATCAGGCCGGCCAGCACGGCCTCGACGTTGCCGCGCGTGGGAATCACCACCTCGCGGCTCACGTCTCGCGCCCCTTCGCATGCTGGCACGTTGTCGCGAAGCCGATTGCTTCGGTGTGTAGATAGACGCCCATCGCCTGACTGACGCCGACCGCCATCGATGCATGCCGCTCGCACATCATCAGCGGCTCGCGACCCGGCCAGAACACTCGCTTCACCGCCGGCTCGCCGCATTTCTCGTCTGCCATCGCAATCCTCCTTGCCCGAAGTGGTGGCGCGGGCCGGCCGGCCCGCGCCACGCTGCTCCGATCCGCTCCGCTACGGGTTCACGTATGTGCAATTCGTGTTCGTGTTGCCGTACGTCACAGACAGCGGCCCGTTCGTCTGACACTTGTTGGCATACGGGCTCGGTGTCACCGCGCCTTCGGGCGAGGCGACCAGCGTGACGTGGTGCTCGCCCTCGGTCGTCGATGTGACCTTCACGTTGAAGATCGTGCCGAACCCTGACGTGCTGCAATGCCCCGGCCCCATTGTGGCGACCATCGTGTATGAGCCATCGCTGTTGAAGCCCGCCCATCCGAACGCATTCGGATCCGCGTTCGTGAGGTAGGCGCCGATGCTCGACGACACGATGCTGAGGCCGCTGCTCGCGCGGATCGTGGCCTGAAACCCCTTCGTGGTGTCGATCACGCCGTTCACATGCACCGGCACGATGAGCGTGTCGCCAAGCTCACCGTTGAACGAATCGCCGAGGTTCACCGTCATGCCGCCACCGCCGCCGCCTTCCTCGCCACCGCCTCCATCCTGCGGGGCGCCCACGGCCCCGGGCTTCTCGATCACGGGCCGCGTCGTCTCGTCGAGGGCGCACGACATGATCGCCGTGAGCAGCGACATGACGAGCAGCGGGATCCACAGCGTCTTGACTTCCCTGCGTAGCTTCATCGGCACTCCTTTCGGTGAGAGCGTTCCTACTTCTGCGCCACGAGAATGTTCGCCACGCCGATGCCGAAACCGTTGGCGGAAGCGTTGCCGGCCGGGTTCATCTGAACGGCCGGTTGCAGCATTGTGTTCGAGTTCGGCCCCTCGCTGGTCGCCTGATAGCAGACGCGTGATCCAGTGTTCAGGCTCGTGAGACGGCAGAACGTAAGAAGCTGTCCCGGGAAGTTCCACATCTCCCATTGGAATCCCTGACCGGCCGCGAGCGTGGCGACCTGTGTCTCGAACGCCGTCTTTGCGACGCCCGAGAACCCTTTGGTCAGGATCGACAGCACGTTCGCCCCATCCGCAGTGTCGTGGTAGAGCCCGATCATCTCGCCCGCCTGCCCGGCCATGTCTGCGTTCACGCATTGGCCGGCCGTCGAATCAGCCATGCCCACGAACAGCCGCGCGTTGTTCGCCGCCCATGCCTCGATCGTGAAGATCGTGCTCATGTACCAACCGCCGCCGGACCCGCCCGTCGTGCGGTAGAACCCACGCTCGGCCGCGACGTTCAATCGCGGCCCCTGCGCCTGATTCGCCGCGCTGTTGAAGAATGTCGTGCGCCGAAGCTGGCTCACGATGCCGACTGACGGCGTTGCCAGCGCGATCGTGCCGCCGTCAGCGGTCCATTGCGGGCCGATGCCGGCGCCCGTGCCAGCGGCATTCGGCAGCCATAGCACGCCGGTGAAGCGATCCAATCCGTTCTGGTACGGATGCACCGGGCGAGTCATCGTCCACCTCCATTGTTGACGTACATCGTTGAATCAGTGTGAAGGCTGCCCTCGTCATAGCATTTGGCGCATGTGTCGCTGAACCCGATCCACGCCTTCGTGATCGTGCCGGTTCCGCGCAGGTTTCTCGTATGCCCGCCGCCGACGCCTTGGAACAGGACGGCGCGCCCGGCGACCCCGCCACCGTTGAAATTACAATCCTCGACCAGAACGGGGTTCGCGCTGTTGATCTCGACGAAGTTCGTGATGGCGACCGTCGTCTCGAAGTCGCAACCCCGGATCGAGACGTTGTTCACGCTCTGCGCATACCAGCCTCCCAGCAGATTGCTCTCCATGTTCCCGCCCCACCACTCGTTCCCTTCCTGCTGGCCGCCGATCATCTCAACGCCATAACGGCCGTTCTGGTTCGACGTGCAGCCGATGAACTTGTTCGCGTTCGTGCTCCACTGCGAGAGCGTCGGCGTCGGAAGATAGACGCCCGACAGAGCATTGTTCGCGAACGTGCAGCGATAGGCGATGAGCAGGATGCAGCCATCGAGATAGATTCCGACCTGCGGCCCCTGCCCGGCATCGCGGCCGGCCGCATCGACCGCGCCGACCAGCACGTTGTCTAGTTCGCAGCGCGCCACGCGGCCGCCGGTTTGATAGAACTTGATCCCATACGGCGCGCCAATCGGCCGCACGGCCACGTCTGCAATGCGGATCTGATCGCTCGCTACCAGCACGGGCGATCCGATGATGCTTTTCTGCATGAGCCCTTGGATCTCGACGTTCGGCCACGGGAACACGAGCGGGTTGAGCGGGTTGAGCGGATCGCCGTAGTAGGTCGCGCTGCCAAGCTCGATCGTCCCGCCCCCGGTGCCGAACCCGTTGACGATCGCCTGAAGTCCCTGCGATGGATCGATCATGTTCGATTTCTCCGGGCGCTGAAGTCCTCTGAGCTTTCGGTGTCGTCGTGTCTCTGGATCCAATCCGAGAACGTGCCGCACGAACGGCTTCATGACCTTAGCCTCATCATTCGCCTGAGCGTTGCGATCTGGCCCTGCATGTCATCGACCTCGGATTGAAGCATCCGGATTAGCTGTGCTGGCGCGTAGACCTTGTAATCATGTATGCCCGGCTCAAACTCATCGTCTCCGCTCAGGCACGCGGCGGCAAGCTCAGCCGGGATCCACCACTCATATCCGACGTCGAACCTTTCGACCACGACCAACAGTCCCTTCATCACTTTCGCGAACCGTTCGATCTCGATTTTGGAAATGGCATCCATTTGCTCTCGCGTTGGGTCGGGATCATCGTCGTTTCGCATGCGCCATCCGACCGCATCGAAATCCTTGTCGGTCGCACTCCACTTGCTGCGGCGATCTGAGAGCGAACGGGCGGGCACCGTGTCGGTGACCAGTATTGGCTTCACGGCTTCTCCTTCAGCAGCCGCGCCCAGTGCCCGCGCGCGCGCTGCTCGATTTCGAGGTAGTGGTCGATCTCGCCGCGCAGATCGATCGTCTGGCACGGCACGCGCAGATTCGATCCTCCCATTGTCTTGAACTGGCGAAACTTCATCGGTCCTAGCTGCCAGCTACTCGCGTCCACGCTGTGGAACGGGAACTTCATCAGCAGTCGTTCCTCGGCCATGCCGAACCCGTGGATCCGCTTCGGCCACACTCGCGCGAACATCTGCCCGACGAGCCGAATCCGTTCGGGCCCGCGCAGCTTCCACGATCCACCGATCGCGATCTTCGGATAGTCACGCGCCATCCCCAGCAGCACGTCCTCTGGCTCGCCCGCGTGATAGCAGGGGATCGCGCGCACGCCACGGCTCCACATCCATTCGCAGTTCCGCAGGCCGGCGCGCCAATCCCCCATCACATCGAGCGCGAACACATCCTCAAGCGTGGGATCCTTCGTTTTCCATTCGAGCGCGAACTCCGTGAACTTCACGAGATCGATCGGCTCGCCGCTGTTCGATGCGGTCACGGCGCCGCTATCCAGCGCCCACGATCGTACCTTGAAGTGAGCGCGGTGCTTTGCCCATGTGTCGGCGTAGGGGAAGCCCATCAGCACGCTCGGCAGGATCTCGCGGTCGGCCATGAATGCTTTGCCGATCGGACTGTTCGGGTGAATGTCCGTGAACGCGAGACGCAGATCCGGCCAGCCAGAGATTGCGGGGGCGCCGTCCGTTCCGACGTTGCGGGCTCTGTCCGTCCCTCGACTTGTCCGGGGCTCCGTGGCCCGCACACGTCCGGGCCATTGTTCGGCTGCCCCTGTCCGGGTCACACGGCTAGCTCCAGCGCCCCCGTTCCGCTTCATGTCTGGTGGATCCCGGCGCGATAGTGCTCTGCCGTCGCGTCGATCGCGGTGCGCCACATCGACCGCCAATCCTGATCCGGCGATGCTCCGGTCACGATTCGATTCACGATCGCATCCAGCACCCCGCTCGCCTGCGGATCCGTCAGGTTCGCGACCTGATGCACGAGATCGACCGGCGTGAGCCATTGCACGCCGCCTTTCCAATCGTCCGGGTGCACGTTCGGGTATGTCTTGGGATCGATCGCAAGGAACAGGTATTCGTGACTCGCCTCTGTGAACTGGCGATGCGGCGGCCTGCTCTGGCCCTGAACGTCGCGCAGGTGAACGCACGCGATCATGTACCACGGCCACATCGGGTTCCCATGCGGCGCGTGCACGACGTAGGAACGGACGCACGCGCTCTGATCGACGTGCTGGCCCGTGAGCGTGATCCGCCACGCGCGGCCCACGCCCTCGGCGTCGGGCGCTCTCTCGATCTTCGGAGGTTCGTAGATCATTCGCTTCTCGCTATCACATATCCGGCATGCCGGGCCGTACCGGCGACCACCTCGCGCGCGTGGTCTTTATCGAACGCCTTCACGAGCCACCACCGCCGTCCATTGCCGGCGCGCGCGGCCCAATCGATCGTCGCCTCGCCCAGCGTCGGCGGCTTCATGCGATGCGCCACCACGCCGGTCGGCATCTCGATCATCAGAATCGTTCTCACAGCGGCCCTCCGTTGATGAACCACGAATCGACCCAGCGCGCCGTTTCGATCTCGATCTCTTTGCGGAACCACCTCAGAAACGCATCGATGGCCCGACGCTCTGCGTCCTGCCGGCGGCGCGCCCAGCGCGAACGCTTGCTCACCACCACCATCCCGGCCAGTAGTTCGAGTAGGCGTTCACGACCGGCGCCACGGCCTGAATCGTTTCCTGCGGCACGTCGCGCAGCGGCTTCGATACGAACCCCATGCTGCGCCGCAGCGGCTTCACGTCAGCCGCCGTGAGCACGCGCGCCCACGGCTGCCCATCCGGCCCGAGGATCTTCACCACGGCCGCGCCATGTAGTGCGCGCAGATCAGCGATAGCAGCGCGGCAGCGGTCAGCCCGATCACTCCGATCGTCAGGGCGAGCTTTATCTCGGCACGTTCCTTCTGCGGTTCCATCATGGCCTCCCCAAGAAATCGGCGCAGATCAGTTCGAGCGCCCTGCCGTCGCTGATCTCCGCATCGTTCTCGCGCTCACGCACGCGCTGGATCGCGGCGGTCACGATCTCGAACTGCTCGTGCGTCATCGTGATCTGCCGCTTCACCGCCTCGCCGCCCAATCCGCCCGGCTCTTTGTCCGGCGGCGCCCACGATGCCTGAAGCAGCATGTCGAGTTCTTTCGCGTCCCAGCCGAGCCCGTCGAGGTTCACGTCCTCCGACTTCATCTCGAGCAGGAGCTTGCTCAATCCCTCGTGATCCCACTTCGCCAGTTCGGCGGTTCTGTTGTCGGCGAGCGCGTAGGCGCGCGCTTCGTTCTTCGTGCCGTTGAACGTGACTACCGCGAGGGTGCCCCACCCCATAGCCGAGGCTGCCGCGAACAGGCCGTTGCCTGCGATGATGGTGCCGTCCGCCGTGGCAACGACTGGCTTCTGCTGCCCATTCGCGGTGAGCGATGCAGTGATCGCCGCGAGGTTGCGCTCGGGATGGAGCCGCACATTTTCTGGATCGTGCTTCAGGCTCGCCATCGGCTTCAGCAGCGTGCGCAGTTCGGGATTCCCGACCCACTGGTCGCCGCCGTCTGCTTTGATCAGCCATGTCTTGAGCGCCGGCTGCTCACTCGACGCGGTGCCGTTGATCGCCTGCCGATCGATGGCCTCGGCATGAGCGCGCACGAACTGGTCGGCGAGCGTTGACTCGGCGGCCGCGATCTCATCCCTGCGGCGCCGGGCCGGTGTCACGGCGTCAACCTTCGCTCCCCTTCTGGCGCTGGGGGTCGAGTGCGGTCGCCGTCTACC